TGATCGGCGCGGCAGTGCGAAGACGCGATTGAAACTCTTCTAGCTCACGGCGTCTCAGCTCATCCGGATCAAGGAAGCGTTCAGCTTGTTGATAGACACCCTGCGCCATGTCAGCTCATTATGGTGGGGAAACGACTACTACGTTATTCGATGACGGTGCCACTGTGGAACCGATATTGTTGGTAGCCGTCACCGTACAAGTGAAGCCGACGCCGACATCATTAAAAGTGATGGCGTAGCTCGGATAAGTGGCCCCCATGACCGGGCCGTTATGATTCGACCATTGGTAGGTGAAGCTGGTCGGAGAATTGTTCCAATTGCCCGTCGTGCAGATCAAATTGTTGACATCTTGCGTGGCAACTGGAGTCAGAGTATTCACTGGAGGATCAGTGACCGGTGGTGGCGGCGGCCCAACGTCATAAATAGCTAGTTCATCGATGATGTTTTGTTGCCGCGTCGTCAGCCAGTCATTAAGTGCGGTCACCATCTCTTCCGAAATCGGTTCAGTTACCGAAATTTGAACCGACATCATCATTGTATTGGGCGGCGGTGATGTGCCGGAAGGAATGGACGGCGGCGCTACTGTAAAGCTCGTCATAGTACCGCCAGCAGCGAGCAAGTCTATCGCCTGCTGGGTCCGCTCTTGCTCGCCATGGAGCGTGGTGACGGTCGGAATGTCGACGTAATCGGTCATTTTGGCCCCTTAAAATGGCGTGGACACGTAGAGATGTCCTTCACCACCCAAATTAGTGAAGGTAGGCACGGTATCGGGTGACTTATCCGGACCAGTCGTCATCACAGTGAAGATGGTGTTAGCCCCAAGTGGAATGTAGCCAAATTGTTCAAGTAAATCGGACCCGGTCACCAGCGGCATGCCCAGTAAGATTGGAGTTGATCCGGCTTCGTCATAAAAATCCCCAGCCCAACAATTCGACACGGTATTCCAATAGAACTTTATCGTGTAGACGGTGCCGAGAAGCGAAACCCGCTCGCTGAATGGACGCCCCGATCGCGTTGGTATTTCAGAGTTCGTTGCCATAACTGCCTCTGGAAACTCATGGTGGCAGCGGAGCTACTGCTGCTGGTAATGGTGGTACCGGCATCAGTGAAGCCTTTCTCATTGCGGCCATCTACAGTGGTGTTAGCCGCCCCCGTCATTTCGATCTTCTGGCCCCCAGGGGTAACTTCACTTTCAGCCGATCCTCCCGGCCCCCCTGGTGCCTGCGGTGATGGGGTACCCGATAACCCTGTGTCATCGCCGCCTTCCGGCGGGCGGCCCTGCCCCGCCCCAGCATTGGGATACGGATTGTCGACCATGGTTTGCTTATTATCGCTACCGCTACCCTGATCGGTAGTCGGCTGATCGCCACCGTCGCTGCTCGATGAAGTCGACGCCGCGTCCTTCTGATCACCCGGTGACGATGACGCGGAATCAACTGTGGTCGATGCCGTTTTGACAATAATTACCTGACGGCACACGATGTCGGCCATCAGCGCGTATTCCGAGTGCTGATCGGTAGTGACGGTCAGGCGCTCCATCAGCATGTTGGTATAGCGCCGCTTGCCGGTGATGACATCGAATGGCGTCAATGACGCTTGCCATGACAGCAGCAACCCGTAGATGCCGCTCTCGGCTGACAGGTCGTAAGCCCCGCGCATTGACCACCCGGCCCGGATGTTGATGGTGGATGGGCGCTTAAAGGCATGATCAGCGATAGGCGCGCCCTGTTCAACCGGATGCTCGGTGATCGTCAAGTCATCAGTTCCGCTCTCCTCGATCGTCACCTGTGCGATGATGCCGCCAATCGAGCGGAAGTGCGGCATAAACAGCGCCGGTATCCAGTTGCCGAAGAGAGCGGGAGCTACCGCAGAAATGATACCCGCCACCGGCATCGGAGTAAGATCGCGCACTGCCTGGAAAGCAGCATTAGTAGCGGCACCGACACCTGCGGAGACGACGGAGCCTACCAGCCCTCCGAGATCGCGCTGAGCGGGTCCAGTCGGAGTGAGCGCCCGGCTTCTTATCGGAGTGAGCGGACGGCTGTTCACGCAACCCTCTGAATGTAAGTCACGGGTGACCGCGTCGGCGTCGCGGTCGGAATTGCGGTCGGTGTCGGAGTAGGCGTCGGAGTAGGTGTCGGAGTGGGTGTCGGAGTGGGCGTCGGAGTGGGCGTCGTGGCAGTATTAGGCGTACCGACAGCGGCTGGGGCAGCGCGGGCATGAGCGGTTGACGGATTGCCTGCCACCATCACCTTGTTGTTTTCATCAAGCGCAACGCAAGTCATATTGCAGTACCAAGGGGTGCCTCTGGTGTCACCTGTATGCTCCAACAGGACAACTTTATAAATACCTTTCGGCGCGGTGAAGGCGGTCTCCAACTGCTGCCCCCACATCGCTACCGGCTTAATTGCACCACCAGTGGGGTCATTAGGAAGATTGCCGTCAGCTCCTATTTTGATCGCCGATCCTGGCGTATATGGTACGCCAGACAGGACCGACACGTCAATCTTCACCCTACCAGCGATCTTGATATTGGGATTCAGCAGGCATTGTGCATGAATGCCTTGCGGCGTTATTTCCGGCAACCCAGTAAGTCCGCTCGTCGGGCTGAGTACGACGGCTTGGCCGTCCCTGGAGTTGCTATTTTTAAGTAACACCAGCTCGCCATTCTCGACGAAATAGGTGGCATCATACTTTAACATCAATTCGCGGAGCTTATCACGTGCAGGTTGAGCAATGGTTTGATCGCGTTGTGTCTTTTGTTTCCCAATTTCCGGGTCCAGAAATTTCACCGGCATGCCAGACTGTTTAGCCACTTCCTTCAAGATGTCACTGTCGGAGGCACCGGAGGCCATGTTGGCGAAGACCATCGCTCGATTGATGCGGTCATCGCCATCTGCCGCATGGATTTCAAGGTAAGTGTCGACCGGGTTTTCCTTGCCACGCCGGTATTGCACCACTGTGCCATCGAAAATCTTGCCATAACCAGAAAACTGATAGCCCGCGCTTAGTTGAATACGGGTGAATTGAATGACCTTCGCCATGGTCTGCGGCGACATGTTGTAGATGCGGCACCAGAAGATGGCGGGAGACCCGGCCTGTGCGTGCTTGACGGTGAAATTAACGCGCAGCGCCGATAGCTCCATCCCCTGACTGGCATTGCTGCTGGTCGCACTGTTGCCACTACCAGAGGTGGCAGCGGTCTTATCACCACCCCCACCAACATCGCTGTCACCGCTGGCCCTGCTACTGCTGCTCCCACTGCTGCTCCCACTGCTGCTACCGCTGCCACTGGACCCGCTGCTGCCACTGCTGCCGCCGGTTCCACTCGAATAAACGGCCACACTGATCTTGCGGAGCCATTGACCATCATGCGAAGTGGTCGGCTGTGATCCTGGACCAGTACTCGGCTGCAAGTGGCTGGATAGCGACCGCCAGACTTCAGTCGCCGCGCTGATAATATTGAGGTTGCTGGACAGGAAAGGATCTGGAGCGTTACTCACGTCGCTATTGCCTGGAAATTACGAAATGACGACGCGTAAACACGTTGTTGCACCGAAGCGACGTGATCCCCTACATCCTTGGGGTTCATGACGCCATTGACGTTGATGGTGACGACAACCGGCGGGACTTCACCGCCGCCGCGACCGCCGCCCGCCGATGCTACCTGCCGTGGACGCTCACCGCCAAGCTGCCTACCCTGCATCGCCGCATGCTGCCCACCGGCCCGCGAAGCAGCCCCCGCCGCGCCACGCCGCATTCCTGATGGTTCAATATGCCAGTCTTCATAGCTCATTGGAAAGTTAAGTCCGAACTCGGCAGCATGCGCGTGAAAGTAATCGCCCAGCTTTTTCGACATATGCATAAAATCGGCGGCCAAGCCGCGATTATGCATTGAGTGACCGGGAGCCGCAACCATTTTTCCAGAACGGTCGGACTGAGCGAACAACCGAGCCTGATGGGCATAGTCACGGAACCCAGAAGTGACCACGGCGGTTTCGCCCGTTGCCGTCTTGGCGGCAAGAACCAACGCTTTCAGCCGCTCAGCAAAACCTTTCTGCAGATCCGCGACATCCGCACCGGCTTGTTTGGGCAATCCAGCAACGTTGCGTTGGGATTCGGGAGTTTGACTGCGGTCTTCCTCACTGATCGGAGCGTCTTTATCGCCCCCAGTAAGGGTAGAAGGAGCCTGCCCGGCCAAAGCCGCACGCCATGCAGCGTACTTTGCTCGAATACCGGCCCCGCCCTTTGATCCGGGTGTCGAGAAGATTTCACCAGCGATCTTCTTGGCGAGAATGAACTCGCCCCGGTCGATTTCACCCTGCCCAAAGGAACCGGAAGCGTTATCGGTCGCATAGTCGCTGATGTTACTGCCCGCCAGTGCTTTCTTCAAGCTTTCCGTTAGGATAGCCGCATTTTTCGGATCGGACGCGGTCCTTTCGCCTCTGGCCCGTCCTTTGGCGTCATAGTAACCACCTTCACTTGTCCATCTGGCCTGCTGCGCTAATGAAGTGCCATACACCTGCGCGCGGTTCATCATGCTTTCGATGATGGCCTGCGTACCCTGAGGATTAGTCTCCTGTTCACTGGCAGCAATATTCAAAACTTTCTGCATCAGCTCAGGATTATTCTTCAGTTCCTCCTCAAACTTGGAACGATCGATCTTGCCGTCCTGCTCTGGCTTTACTTCATTCGGTCCGCTAGGCTGATCTGGGCCGCTGGGACCCCCCGGAGCGCCGGGAGTACCGGGAGCAGGTTGATCACCACTGCCAAAGACACCCTTCTCGTAGCCCATCGTCTTTAAAACTTGATCAGCTACACTCAGCAACACCTCAAGCAATCTGTCATAGACGGTGACGGCGAGGTCCACGATGGGACGGAATGAAGCGTCACCCGACCACCAGCGTTTGAACTCCAAAGCCAGACCGCCGCCACCATCCGCGCCGGGCGACATGAAGTTAGTTTGACCGAACATCTTCTGCATGCCGTCGCTGATATTGCGAGGCAATACCATCTCACCTGCATGAGCATTGATCGGAACAATACCACCACTTTGATAATGACCCGCTCCTACGATGCCGCCTCTTTCGTGGCTCTCCTTGGGTTTGTTCGTACCAAGACCGAGCGGATCACCCGTAAAGATGTTCCGAGGCCCAATAAACCACTTCGCTATACCGCCGCCCGGATCGACGGGCGGCGGTGTGGACGGTCCTGGCTGTGGCCCGCCACCGCCCGGTTGTCTAGTCGGTAATCCAGCTAACTTATTCAGTATATCTTCAATCGCCTTGAGGCCGGGAATTTGCGCTTCAAGTGCGTCACTGATGCCATCCATCAGTGCCTTGCCAATCTTGAAGCCAGCAGCAGCAATGTCACCAAATGCTTTGATGAGCGGCGTCATCATATCACCGCCACCAATTTTGGTGGTCAGCGCCGCGATCAGCGATTCACCAATAGTCTTGCCGACATCGTACCAATCGAAACTAGCGAGCCACTGTGCTATGCCTACGACACCATCTTTGATCCAAGTGCCGATGGCCGCCCAAGGAATTGCCTTGAATTGCTCCCACAGGAAAGTAGCAGTATCAGCAATGGAATCTTTAATCCAAATGCCGATGGACTTCCAGTCAATCGACTTGAGTTCATCCCAGAGCCACGTAGCGGCGACGCTAGCCCCGTACTTGAAGTCTTCCCAAAGCTTTTTCCAGTCAATCGACTTGAGTTCATCCCAGAGCCACGTAGCCGCGACGCTGGCCCCGTACTTGAAATCCGCCCAGAGCTTTTTCCAGTCAATGCTGCTGACTTCATCCTTGAACCAAGTCCAAACGGCAGCACCGGCCTCTTTGAAAGCGACCCATACCGCCTTCCAATCGATCCCGGATACAGTGTCCCAAATCCACTTCCCAATGTCGCGCAGCCCGATTTTGAGCTGTATCCAGACATAGCGCCAGTCGACCGCCCGGAGTTCATTCCAGATGAAGGTGCCAACCCCGATGAAGGCTTTCTTGAGAGCATGTCCGATGCCCTCCAATGCAGAGACCAACGACGGGTTCTGCATCCACTTCGACAGGCTTTCGAAGATTTCCTCGATGCTATCGAAGTTATCCGATATCAGTTTTCCGATACCAGTCGCAATCGTCAGTGAGAACTCATTCCACGCCGACTGCGCTTTCTGTGCATTCTCCGCCGCTTTCTGGTCATCGAGATGAAAGCGCTTGGCGACGCGCGCCCGCGTCTCCATCGCCTTGATCATGATCTCTTCGTTAATCGCAGCGTTGCGGATTTCCTCAAAATCCACACCAGGGATCTGCGACATTGAATACTTAAGAGCAAGTGCCGCTTGACTCTGTTCACCGCCCGCCGTCTTGATCGCCAGAGCATAGCGATGAGCCAGCTTGAGGAAGGCCTCACCGGCATTATTAGTCTGGCCGACCAATGCAGTAATGAGACCTGCGGTGGCTGGCTCGCGCATCGCCTGAGCGATACCGGAGATTGCCCTTTGGGCATCGATGCCGATAGCCTTCAAGCCATAGGTCAGATCAGCCAGCAGTTTAGCCGGTACCCCGGTCAGCTTTGAAGTAAAGTAGAGCTGATCGAATGATCGAAGGGTCCGCCGGATGGCCTCCTCGACGCCGGTCGCCAGACCAACCAATGCGAGTTGGAACGCCTTTACTTGAGCGGCACCGGACTTGATGGTGTCATCGAAACGCTTCGCCGAAGCCGCGTCAGTGACGAAGCCTAGTTTTACTAAAAATTCATGAAGGACGGTGCCTGCCATTTAATCCTGTCGCATTGACTCATCGATGCGGGCACGATTTTCCGCCCGTACATCTAACGCTTCATTGATGCGAGCCACGTCAACGAGATCCAGCGTCCCGTCAATTAGCGACTCATACCGACAGACGCCTTCAATTGCTGGCCGCATCACCCAATCTTCCTCGTCATTCATTGCGACGAGGGGTACGCTAGAACCTGAGCCGTCTCCCCTGCTACCGAACCGCTGGGCAGGGGTGCGCTGAAAAAACTCTGCAGGTTATCCTGCATCACCGCGAAAGTGAGCCGCAACATCACCATCATGTTGATGTCTTCGAACATCAGCTCGCCGCCGGGCGTGGTGATGCGCACCCAACTCTGCCCATTCCATACTGAACAAACCTTGAGGCAGGTCTGGAGGATGTACTCGCTGTCCTCCTGCGACATTTCGGCGATGGCAGCGGCAGCAGGACCCAATGCCCCCCAGAAAGCGGTGTCCGTCTCCATTTGTTCAGCAGACTGCTGCGTCGGCAGATCAGAAAATGTCGCCCCCATGCCCGAGAGGATGGGCATGAGTTTACGGAACAAATGGAACTGCTGAAAGGCATTGAGTCTGCCGGTGCGATACCGGTGATCTTCAATCTCAATCTCTTGCATAATTCACCTCTAAGCAGCGATGCCTGTCGCCGTTGCTAGCCCGGTGCCGAGAATGAAGTCGACGATACCGGCGTGGAAAGTCCACGTCATTTCACCGCCCTCCTTCGCGTAGGTGACATCGGCAAACTTCGCCCACGCGCATTGTTGACAAACAATGACGTCATTGCGCGCCATGTCGCGGATCGAGATGGTGTTGTTGCCGAAATTTTGAGAATTTGCGCAGTCACTGGCGTACATAGCCGACAGCAGCGCATTGGTCGGTGAGGTTTTGAGCAAGCGCACCGTCACCGTTGCGCTCTTGCCCGCGTGCAGCGAGTGCATGACCACGCCATCCGCGCCGATCGTCATGGTGGACTTGTCTTCAGTCATCACCACCGAAATGCCGCCTTCCGCGTCACCGGCACCCGCCCCCATGCTGAAGGCACCATTCGGCCCCGAGATGGAGCACATGTTATCTTGGAACGCATAAGTCGCCATAGCTTCCCTCTCCTACTTGGGGCGAGCGACGGGATTCGAACCCGCGACCTCCCGGACCACAACCGAACGCTCTACCGTCTGAGCTACGCCCGCCGTTATCGATTGACGTTAATCAATACGTCACTGAAGTGCACCGCGCCCGCCAGCTTCACCGCGATCTGGATCATCGGAGCGATGCGGGCCTCGCGCTGTGCCGCGTCCTGACTGTCGACCGAGGCGGCGAAGCAATACCAGCCGCTCGCCAGCAGGTCGCCCGTTGCCAGCTCACCGAAGCCCGGCGCGGTCCAGCGGCCCGGTGCCACCAGCCCATTGGTAACGCCCTGCGACAATCCGCCATCAGCGGTCGCCACCAACACGTGAATGCCAGGGTCAGTCTGCGGGATTTTGGGAGACTGATACAGCACGTTGTAGATGTCGGTCTGCACCCGATTCGCCAGCCAATCCAGCCCGTGCATTTCATCGAAATAGGCGCGCCCACTCATGACGCCTTCTTCGATGATCGCCGTGCCGTTGTTATACTGGACATAGACGTTGCAGCGCTTGCCCGCGATAGTAGTGGCCTGCGTCGCCGTTAACAACTCCGGTATCACCCCTGGCTCCGTCTTGAACTTCATGGTGATCGTAGTGTTCGATCCCTCGAAGTTCGTAGTCAGCGCCCGGCCAAAGAAACTGGCGATCGCATGCGGCGTATTGGAGTATTGAATGACCGTCCGG